CTACACAGGAAACGGTTCAAGTCAGACTATTGATTGTGGATTTACAACTGGTGCAAGATTTATACTCATCAAGCGCACGGATTCAACTGGTGACTGGTATGTATGGGATTCCACACGCGGTATAGTTGCTGGTAACGACCCACATCTAAGCCTAAACACCACAGCAGCAGAAGTTACAACAGACGATTCAATTGACCCTGCGAATTCTGGCTTTATATGTAATCAGGTAGCAGCTACCAATATCAACGTCAACGCAGCCACCTACATTTTTTTGAGTTTTTCCTGAGGAACAACCATGACACAATACTTAAATTTACAGACACAACAACTCACAACTGAATCGCAAATCCGTTCAGATAACCCTAACACATCTTACCCACAACCATTCCCTGTGCCTGACGGCTACGCTTTAGTGTTTGATGCACCACAACCTACATACGACCAGTACAGTGAAACCATTACACAGACTACACCTATACTCACAGATAAAGGTCATTATGAACAGCAGTGGGTTGTTACCCCATTAGCAGACGAAGCATTAACACAGGCACAAGAACGCAAAGTTCAAGACGAACAGCAATCAGCTATTAACGAACAAAATGCTCAAATAGCTAAAATAGAATCTGATTTTAAAGAGTTCTTAGATTTGAAAAACATTGATTCAATAGGTGAGGCAAGCGCGTTGTTAAACTCAACAAATGCAACATGGCAAAATGAAGCAGCTCACGCTATTGAGTTGTGGGATTTAACATGGCAAGCGTTTTACAATGATGAGCCTTTACCTGTTTTGGTTTGGGAGTAATAAATGCCAGTCAATACAAAACACGCCGACTATTCAAAGAATAAACCACTATGGGAAAATTGCGAACACGCAACGCAAGGGCAGTCAGAAATACACGCGCATGGTGTTCAATACTTGCCACGCCTTAGCGGTCAAAACGATGACGAATATAAAGCCTACGTTAAACGCGCATTGTTTTATAACGCTACAGCTAGAACGGTTGACGGCTTGACTGGAATGCTATTTTTAAAACCTCCTAAAGTTGAATATCCAGCGGCAATGCAAGGCATTATTGATGACGTGACTATGACAGGTTTATCGTTGCATCAATTCGCTGAAACGGTAGCTGATGACATTATGGTTTTTGGTCGTTGTGGTGTCTTGGTTGATTATCCACCGATTACAAACGCTTCAACAATGGCAGAAATGGTACAACTAGGCGCACGACCTTACGCGACAAAGTATGATGCCGAATCAATCATCAACTGGAAAACTAAGCGCGTGAATAACGTGCAAATGTTGTCGATGATTGTTTTAAAAGAATCCGCGCAAATTGCTAAAGATGAATTTGAATCAGAAAGCGTGACACGCTATCGCGTATTAGATTTAGATGTTATGTATCGTCAACGGGTTTATGAAGAAGATAAGCAAGGCAAAATCACGCAGATTGGTGATGATATTTTCCCGCTAATGAACGGCAATACGATGTCATTTATACCGTTTGAATTCATTGGTGTGTGTGACAATTCGCCCTGTGTTGATAAACCGCCTTTGCTTGATTTAGTAGACGTAAATTTGTCCCACTATCGAACCAGTGCAGATTTAGAACATGGTCGTCATTTCACTGGATTGCCTACGCCTGTAGTTTGTGGAGTTCAATTAGAAAGTGGTCAGTCGCTATCAATCGGCAGTGCGAAAGCGTGGGTATTTCCCGACCCGCAAGCAAGCGCAACATTCTTAGAGTTCACTGGTCAAGGTTTAGGCGAATTGCGTGAAGCTATGCGTGAGAAAGAAAGCATGATGGCAACGCTAGGAGCTAGAATGTTAGCACCAGAAAGCAAGGGCATTGAATCAGCACAAACCGCGTCAATTCATCGTGCTGGTGAAAATAGTGTATTGGCTTCAATATCGCAGTCGATTAGCATTTCATTAACTCACATTCTTGAATGGTTGCGTGATTGGTCAAATATCACTGGCGATGTTTTAGTTGAATTGAATCGTGATTTTGTACCACCAACCATGACTGCTCAAGACTTGACGGCATTGGTGACAGCGTGGCAAAGCGGAGCAATATCGCACAGCACCTTGTTTGATAATTTGAAACAGAATGACATTATCGCGGCGGATAAGACGTTTGAAGATGAGCAGGAATTGATTGCAATGAATCCAGTTGGTATGCCATTGTTATGACGCAAACAGCCAACGAAATCTTACGCGACAAAACCATTGCACACGAAATTTTACTCAATCGGTATTACACCAACACGACTAAAAAAGTAATGGAGTTATTGCGAGCCGTTGAAAAGGATTTAGTGAACAAGCTGAAAACACTAGACATTGATAGCAATACAACCATCAAGCAAGTTGATAAACAGCTAGAATCAATTCGAGCTGTTTTAAACGAAGGTTATGACTTAATGGGGCGCGACTTGTTGCAAGAAATGAAAGATGCGGCAATATACGAACAGGAATGGCAGGCTAAAACCATAACTGCGGCTGTACCTATTGAATTAAACCTTGTTATGGCTGCACCTGTGACGTTATTTGCAGCTATTGAAGACACGCCATTTCAAGGTAAATTGCTGAAGGAATGGATTGATAAACTCGATGCCGAATCGTTTAATTCTATTCAATCCGCCGTTAGAATGGGATTAGTTGAAGGGCAAAGCTATAGCGATATAACACGGCGCATAATCGGCACGAAAGCACTGCAATACAGTGATGGCGTTATGCACTTGAATCGAACCAAAACACAGGCGTTAGTTTCAACAGCCGTTGCACATTCAACTAATGCCGCGCGTGATGAGTTTTACAAAGCAAATGATGATTTGGTTAAATCGGTGCAATTTGTAGCCACGTTGGATATGAGAACCACGCCGATATGTCGCGCTAAAGATGGTCAAGTTTATCCGCTTGATGCTTATCCAAGACCGCCATTGCATTTTAGATGCCGTAGTGTTGTGACTGCAGTTTTGAAATCGTGGAAGGAATTAGGTTTAAAAGAACCAACGGCAGGCACACGCTCATCTATGGACGGGCAGGTGGCTGAGACTGAAACATATCAAACATGGTTAGCTAAAAAATCACCTGAATTTCAAGACGAAGTTTTAGGCAAAGCACGCGGTGAAATGTTTAGGAATGGCACAACGCTTGATAGGTTTGTTGACGATTCTGGAAAGCAATACACACTTGAACAGTTGCGTAAGATTGAAAAGTAAGGCATAATCCGTGCATCTAAACAACGCCATTGGTTAGATTCCTAAATTGGTAAAAGCCTAAGATTGCAAACACGGCTTAAAATAGAATTGCAGATAACCACGCAAACATTTACAGTTAAAAATTGCTACAAATCGAAAAATTTTTGATCGGATAGTTCGATAGTAGCGTTGTTTTAGTGGTATTTAAAAGCCCTGTTGTCGTGACAGGGCAAAACTTAACAGGCAGAGCCTAAAAACCCAGAGGGTAAAATGACAGACAAAACATATACACAAGAAGAATTAGACGCGGCGATTGAAGACGCAACGCAGCCACTAATTAAAAAACGCGACGAATTACTCAAAGAAGTAAAGGTCGCACGCAAAAACTTAGAAAACGTCGGTGACGTTGAAAAGTTACACGAACGCATTGAAGCACTCGAAACAGAGCGCGACACGCTTGTAAAACAAACAAAAGAAACCACTAAACAATTAGAAACCGTTGCAAAACAATTAGAAAGTGAATCAGGTTTTACTTCAAAATTGCTTTTAGACAACGGATTGACTGACGCATTAGTGAAAGCTGGTATTAAAAAAGAATTATTGCCTGCTGCAAAGGCTTTGTTTTCACAACAAGCAAAAGTAATTGCTGATGGTGAAAGTCGTAAGGCTGTTATTGGTGACAAGGAGTTATCCGCATTCGTAACTGAATGGTCAGCAAGCGACGAAGGAAAGCATTTTGTATCCGCTCCTGCAAATGGTGGTGGTGGTGCTGATGGTAGTAAAAATACGCCGCAAGGCGATAAAGTAGTAAATCGTTCAACATGGGATACAATGTCACACGTTGAGCGGTCACAATTTGCAACAAGTGGCGGTAAAGTTACAGATTAAACCCTGTATGTGTTACCGCTTTAAAATTTAATCTTTAAAAAGGTAACACAACATGGCAAACACGCTAACAAATCTCGCAGCCGACATCTACAAGGCTGCTGACATCGTAGGGCGCGAATTAGTAGGTTTTATTCCGTCTGCTACAATCAATGGTGACGCAACAACCCGCGCTGCAAAAGGCGATACAATCCGTTCACATTTCACACGCACGCCGACCGTCAATACATCGTTTGCGCCTTCGATGACAATTCCTGAAGGTACAGACCAAACGGTTGATAACAAAACCATGACGATTGACACTTATGCAAGTGTTCAAATTCCGTGGACTGGTGAAGAAATCAAACACGTTAATAATGGTTCTGGTTTTGAAACCATTTACGGCGACCAAATCAAGCAAGCTATCCGCGCATTGTGCAACAAAATCGAAGTTGATTTATTCACAGCAACTTACAAAGGTGCAAGCCGCGCTGTAGGTGCTGCTGGTACAACTCCTTTCGGTTCAAACTTTGACGTAATCGCTGAGGCACGTCAAATCTTAGTTGATAACGGCGCACCGATTGACAACCAGATTACTGCTGTTTTAAATACGGCTGCTGGTACAAAATTGCGTAACCTTGCATCATTGCAACAAGTTAATACAAGTGGTTCAACTGACTTATTGCGTCAAGGCACGTTGCTTGATTTGCAAGGTGTGATGATTAAAGAATCGGCTGGTGTTACTTCACACACCAAAGGCGGTGGCGCGAACTATGTAACAAGCGGTTCAACTGCTGTAGGCGTTAAAGACATTGCATTAGTTACAGGCACAGGCACAGTTTTAGCGGGTGACGTGGTAACTTTTGCAGCTGATACTACTAACAAATACATCGTGGGAACTGGTGTTGCTGCTGCTGGCACAATTTCGTTAAACGAAACAGGCGCAAGAGTTGTTATTCCAACTGCTAACGCGATGACTATCGGCAACAGTTACACGCCTAACGTGGTATTCCATAAACAAGCCGTTGAGTTAGGTATTCGTCCACCTGCAATGCCTAACGGCGGCGATAGTGCAGTTGACATGATGACAATTCAAGACCCAAATAGCGGTTTAGTGTTTGAAGTAGCTGTTTATAAAGGCTACATGAAAACCATGATTGAGATTCGTTGTTTATATGGTGTTAAAGTCTGGAAACCTGACTTTATTGCTACCATCATGGGTTAATCGTAATCCGTTAAAAAAGAGCCTTGCAGGTGCAAACTTGCAGGGCTTTTTTAATATCTAAATTTTGAGGTAATTATGACAAGTGTAGCGCAAGGCATTTACACAGAGGCTGATGGCGATACGGTTAAATCAGCTATTGCAACATCAAGCAAAGGCAATCTATTTTCACAAATCGTTGACGAAGTAGGACACTCTCCAAGCGTTAGCGTATTTGGTGATTTATGCGTATCAGCAAGACACGCCGACATTTTGGCTAAGTTTGCTCATGGATTGAGTGAGTTTGAAGCGATTAAAACCGCAACAGGTACAGGCAACCACGATACCAATAATGGTGCATTAACGCTCACAACTGGTGCAAGTACAAACAGTAGCTGTAAAGTGGTTAGCCGTGACGCTGTGCGATATGTAGCAGGCTATCAAATGTACGCTAATTTCACAGCTGCATTTATTTCAGCACCAGTAGCAGGTAGCGTTCGTGATATTGGCTTTAGCAATGAAAAAGACGGTTTTATTATTGTCGATGATGCTGGCACGTTTAAGGTTCGACACATTAGAACCAATGGTGCAACGTATCGAGAAGTTAGCCGCAATAATTGGGACGATCCGCTAAATGGCTCGGGAGAAAGTGGTTTAAACATTGATTTCAGCAAAACAAACATCTTTCAAATCACATTCGGTCATTTAGGAATTGCACCCGTCACGTTTTGGGTTCACAACGGTTTTAGGTTTGTACCATTTCATACGTTTTATTATGCGAACCTGCAAACAGAGCCACATCTTGTAAATCCATATCTTGAAATGGTTGCAAAAGTTACCAACACAACCAACACGGCGGCGGCAACTCTACTCACAGCATCATGGAATTGCGGCACGATTCACGGCGTTGATTTAGATGCAACGTCAAGTAATCGCAGATTTAACCAAGAAGTGCTTGCAACATCAATCACAACTGAACGCCCTATTTTAAGTATTAAGAATAAAGCAGATTATCCAACGGGCGGTCTTGAAAACTTTGTTAAAACGCTTATCAATTCGATGCAAGGCGTGTGTGAAGGAAATGGCACAAACACAATCAAATTCAGATTGTACAAAAACGCCACGCTAACCACTGGAACAACAACCTACACAGATAAAAACAGCGTGAATAGCTGTGTTCAAGTCAATACAGGTGCAACGGGATTCACAGGTGGCACGCAGGTATGGTTTGACGTTGCCGCGCGAAATGTCGGATTTAGATTCACCATTGGCGATAAAAACATTTTCTTATATCCAAATGAAACTTTAACACTAACCGCTCAAAGTGCATCAAGTGTTAGTGCTGAATTTAGTTTTGATTGGATTGAAAAACATTAACCAATAAAACTATACCGCCCAAAATAACACGGTATAGTTATTGGTATGATTTTTTTAAGTGTTTGATTTTGTTTATATTTTAACTATACCATACCGATATTTTAACGGTATGGTATGCGGTATAATTTGTAAGTCTTTGATTTTAAAAGAAAATACTTTAAAAAATAACGCTTGATTTTAGCAAAAAAATACCCTACCCTAGCGCACTAGCGCGACGGGTTGGGGTATTTTTCTAAGCGCAAAAATTATCAACTCAAATTTCGGTATTTTGGTATGACACTAATAGTAGAAGATGGCACTGGGTTAGCAAATGCCGAAAGTTATGCGAGCGTTGCTGATTTTAAAACGTATCACGCTAACATTGGTAATGATGTTACTTTGATTGCTGATACAACAATCGAGCAACTGTTACGCCGCGCTACTCAATACATGGTTGCTGTATATCGTCAACGCTGGCAAGGTCGCAGAACATTAAGCACGCAAGCGTTAGATTTTCCACGCTATGATGTTTTTGTTGATGGTTATTCTGTTTTGTCTAACATTGTGCCATTGGAAGTTAAAAACGCTTGTTGTGAGTTAGCCTTAAAAGCAAATAGCGCAACATTATTGGCTGACCAAACGCAAAAAGTAATTCGTGAGAAAGTAGATGTTATTGAAGTTGAATATAGTGAATTTTCACCATCTCAAACAAGATATTCACAAATCGACAATTTGTTATCTGTTTTCTTATCATCCGCAAATAGCTTTGAAGCTAAGGCTTTACGAGTATGACACTCGACACAAAAGCACGCGCAACCGCAGATAAGTTAATCGGCAAATTCGGCAAGCAAGTAACTTTAACGCGCGTAATTGAAGGAACTTATAATCCTGATACTGGTGAATTATCTGGTGGTTCGACAACTACGCAAACCGTAGCGGCATTGGTTAAAGACTTTAATGGTATTGAGATTTTAAGTGGTGCAATTCAATCGGGTGATAGAAAGGTCAGTATTGCGGCATTAAACGCCACGGAGCCACAAATAGGCGATAAAATGACTGTTGATTCATTGGTTTATAATGTGCTTGCGGTAAAAAGCATTTGGAGTGGTGAAAAAGTGGCTATTTATGAAATGCAGGTTAGAAAATGAGTTTTAATGATGTCACGTCACGAATACAGCAAAGAGTTAATCAGCAAGTACGATCCGTAACTATTGGCGTATTTTCGAGCGTTATTAAAATGACCCCTGTTGATACTGGACGCGCAAAAGGTAACTGGCAATGCACAATTGGCAGCCCTGCAAATACGATTAACCAGTTAGCGGATAGTGAAGGATCAATGATTGCAACCGTACCAAATGAAGCAGGTGCAAAAGTTTATCTTACAAACAATTTACCATACATTCAAAAACTCGAATATGGTCATAGCACGCAAGCCCCAAGTGGCATGGTTAGAATTTCTATTGATAGGTTCGCGCAATGAGTATCACGGCAATTAAAACCGCATTGGAATCTAAACTAAATACGCTAACACCTGCATTAGCTACAGCATGGGAAAGCGTGCCATTTACACCCGTTAGCGGTACTCCATATCAGCAGGTTAATTTATTGCCGTCTGATACTGTGAATCCGTCTATTGGTGATGGACATTATCGTGAAAAAGGCATCTTTCAAGTAACGCTTTGCTATCCTGCAAACGTAGGCACAAAAACAGCAACACAACGCGCTGATTTGCTGTGTACACACTTCAAGCGCGGCACAACCATGACAAACAGCGGAATCAATGTTTTAATTCATAAAACACCCGCTAAATCACAATTCATTACCGATGGTGATAGAATACGCATTGCCATTAGCATTTACTGGCAAGCTGACATTTTTTAAACTTTAACTCGAGGGTAAGCAATGACTATTGCACAGGGCATTTTTGCCAAAACAATTTATAAAAAACAGACAGGCGGCTTAGGCGTTCCCGCTACAGGCTCAGGCGGTCAAGATTTAAGACGTACAAGCGCGGCTTTAAACTTAGCCAAAGAAACTTATCAATCAAACGAAATTCGACCTGACCAGCAAGTCGCTGATATGCGTCATGGCACAAAACAAATCAATGGAACGTTAAGCGGTGAATTATCCGCTAAAACATACAGTGATTTCTTTGCGTCTGTGTTGCGTAAAAACTTTGATAGTGCATTTACAAGTATTACTGGTTTGGGATTAACCATTGCTGCTAGTGGTTCAAATTTCACAATCACACGCGCTGCGGGTGACTTTATCGCGGGTGGCGTTCGCGTTGGTCACGTTGTTAAAATTAGTGCAGGCAGTGTTAATGCTGCAAACTTAAATAACCACGCGGTTGTTATCGGTATCACTGCAACGGTTTTAACCGTTAAGCCACTTGGTACAACTGCAATGGTTGCAGAAGGTCCAATTTCATCATGCACATTGGCAAGCGGTGGTAAATCAACATTTGTTCCATCAACAGGTCACACTAACGACTATTATTCTTTTGAGCGTTTTTATTCTGATATTGCTCAATCTGAATTATTTACAGACGTTAAACCAAGCAATGCACAGGTTAAAATTCCTTCAAATGGCATGGCAACGGTTGACTTTCCTTTGATTGGTTTGAATTTAACAACCAATACAACACAACAAATCACTTCGACAAATGCAACCACCACAACAGGTATTGATAGCGGTGCAAATGGCGTGCTTGCAGTGGGTGGCACAACTTACGCAACAATTACATCAATTGACTTTGATGTTAATGGTAATGTTGCTGCTGCTGATGGCGTTGTTGGGTCTACTTCGCGTCCTGATGTTTTCAGTGGTACAATTGCTGTAACTGGCACAATTACCGCGCATTTTGACAGCGTAACATTGCGCGATGCGTTCTTTAATGAAAGCGAAGTGACTGTTTGTGTTGCGTTGGCTGCAACGACTGCAAAAGATACTGATTTCATTGCGTTCACATTACCGCGCGTTAAATTTAGCGGTGCAGATCGTGACGATGTTCAAACAGGTTTAAAAGTTACGTTGCCATTTACTGCAATCAAAAACGAAGTAACTGGAACAGGTCTTGAAGTAACAACTATTATGATTCAAGATTCACAGGCTGCGTAGTGTAAATCCTGTCGATTATGCTACAATGAAGCCGTCACATTCATTTCGAGTGTGGCGGCTTTTTTAATTTAACGACAGGTAAAAAACCATGACAAAAGAAGCAAAATTATTATCGATTGATGATTTAGACTTAACCGCTGCAAGTGATACGCCATTCAATTTAGAACTACTCAACACGAAAGGTGTTAAAACAGGCGTAACTTTGCAAGTTTTGGGCAGTGAAAGCGAGAAAGTTCAAGAATGGACAAACAGACAAGCTAACCGCATTCGCACGCAAGCCACGCAAAAAAGCGTTACAGGCAAAGAAAAAGTGCGTACAGCAGAAGAAGATGATGAATACATTATCGAAAGCGCGGCTATTCGTGTTGTCGGATGGTCTGGTTTAGCCGAACCATATAGCAAAGACAATGCAACACGTTTAATGGGGCGAAATGTTCATATTAGAATGCAAGTGTTGCAGGCATCAAATGAATTGGGAAACTACAGCAAAGACTAATTCGTGAACTCGTTGAATATGCAACGCGCGAATTTGAGTTAAATGTAGTTGATGAACACGGTGGAACACTGCGAGATGACGCGCAAAGTTTAGAACGTCAAGGCGCGTTCGTTCCACCTGAATATCTATCTTTGCCATTCCCTGATTTGGTTTCTCATATTTGGGAATGGTTTATTGAATTGCATCGATGTCGCACAAGTAATGGTTTTGGAGTAAATCCGATAACCTATATCGACATAGATGCTTGGTCAAGATTAACAAGGCGCAAGCCTACAGCTTTAGAAATTAGAGCATTAACACAAATTGACGCGGCATTTTTAACAGTGCAGGCGAAACAGTCACAAAAGAAAAAAGGTAAATAGAGATGGCAGCTGAAGATTATAGCATTCGCATTAACGTAGACAGCTCAAGCGCAACACAAGCGCAAGCTAATTTAAACCGCTTAAATGCAACGGTTACGCAAACTGAGCGCGAATTAAATAATACGTCAAGCGCGGCAAGGTCGGCGGCTGCATCTTTATCAGGTTTAGCAAGCGTTGCAAAAATTGCAGCGACTTCAATTTCGGCTATTTCATTTCGTCAAGCTGTGCAAGAAATGGCAACGTTTGAAACAAAAATGCTACAGCTTAAAGCGTTGACAATGGCAAATGAAACACAAATGCGGTCAATGGAAAAGCAAGCGCGTACATTAGGCGCAACAACGGCATTTTCAGCACAACAAGCCGCTGAGGCTCAAGGTGTTTTAGCTTCAACTGGTTTAAAAGTTAATGAAATTATGGCGGCAACGCCTAAAATTTTACAGTTAGCGGCTGCTGGTAATTTGGATTTAGCAAAATCGGCTGAAATATCAATGTCAACCATGAAAGGGCTAGGTTTAGCACTTACAGATTTGGGTCACATCAATGATGTTTTTGCAAAAGTAGCAGCGGATTCTGCAATTAGTGTTGAGCAGGTCGGTATTGCAATGGGAGAGGCTGCGCCTTCAATGCGTTCATTTGGCGTTAGTTTAGAAACAACGGCGGCGGCAATTGGTATTTTAAAAGACAACGGCATCAAAGTTGGTTCGATTGGTGACGGTTTAAAATCCATGATGGGTGCATTAGCCAATGAAACAAAAGAACATACTGAAATTTTAGACAAACATAATTTAAGCTACAAAGACTTAAATGTTGAACAATTAGGGCTAATCAAGGTTTTAAATAATTTAAAAGATGCACATTTTACCGCGCGTGAAGCAATTAAATTATTCGGGCTTGATGCGTTTAACGTCACAACGATTTTACAAAATAATACAAAAGCACTGGCAGATTCAAGCGGCGCATTAACCAAAACAAGCGGCGATGCACAAAAGCAAAGCGAAATTCTAAATCAAGGACTTGCTAAGGCATGGGACGCTTTCAAAGGCTCGTTAAGTGAGGCGGCTTTACAGTTAGGTGAGGCTGGGACAAAATTCGATGACACAGGCAAAGCGTCGGGCAGCTTGAAAAGTGAATTGACTGATTTAATTCAAGAAGTTACTGGCGTTATTGCAATCTATGAAAATTTAGGCGATGAGTTTGCAAAATCAAATAAATTAACCGTTGAACAATACGGACATTTAAAAGATGTTGCTGGTGCATTGCGTAGTTTTGGCGGTGCAGTCGAAGGTGTTGTGCTTTTAACTGGTGCAATTTATGGTTTGCGTGCTGCTCAATTAGCCTTTAATGCAGCTGCGGCTATGAATCCATACATTGCAGGTGCAACGGCTCTAGCGGCTGGTGTTGGCTACACAGTCGATAAAATGAATCAATACAATGACCGTCAAAAAGGACATTTAAAAGAAGTAAAAACACTTGAAGAATCTAATTTAAACATACAAAAACAACAATTAGCTGTTAAAAATTTAACCGATTTAGGCGGAAATACAAAGGCGTTAGAAATTGCAAAAGAGCATTTAAAGGTTTTAGAAAAACAGCGCGATGAATTTAAAGCAATGAATCCATCCACTGAAATTAAAAAGCCTGCTGAATTAGTAAAGGCGCATTCATTATCACTTGATGACAATACAGAAAAGGTAAAAAAATCAGGCGGTGCTAAAAAAGGATTGAGTGACGCTCAAAAAGAAGTAAATCACCAACAAGAAGAATATCAACGGCTAATCGAAAGCACGCCATACGGTGAATATAACGCGCAAGTCGATAAACTAACCAGCGCACTTAAAAACGGCGGTATCAACCAGCAAACATATTCAACGCTTTTGAGTGAATCTAATGAAAAATTATTAACTTCAACCGATTACGTCAAAGAACACACAAGAGCACTTGATGAACAAGCACGCGCAACAGAACGCGCATTTGAAGCAACGGCACGCGGTAAATTTGAGAAAACAGACGCAGAATTGCGTGCTGGTCGCGGTGGAATGTCAGAAGGGGAGTATTTGAATAAGCAAAAAGAAATGGTCGATGCTTATTTAAAAGATACAGGCAACTTCAAAAAAGATAACAGTGAAGAATTAACAAAAGCGTATGAAAACGAAATTGAAGCACTGGAAAAAATACGCCGTGAAATTCAATTAAATGACCGTGAACAATACGAATCGACACAACGCCATAAAGGATTCACTGACCAAAAAATAAACGATTTAATGCGACTTTATGATGAAGTTGGAAGTGTTAAGTTATTTGATGACATGGGATTATCAAGCCGTAAATTAGTTGGCACATTTAGTTCAATGTTTCAACAAATAGCCGTGCAAGGCAAATCATTTACTGAAGCATTACGCAACACATTCCAGTCGATGATAGGCAGTATTAGTGACGGCTTAATTAAAATGGGCTTATCTAGTGGTAACATATTTGCCGCAATCGGAGGTGTTGCTGTTGGCTTATTAAGTAGATTGTTGCCAAAAGACAAAACCACCGATATTAGATTGGCTGATACATCGTTATCAGATTCAAATTCAATTCAAAATGTCATCCGCGCATTAAATGATATTCACGCAAAAGAATATAAAGAGCTGCAAGGCATTAACGATAATTTCACCATGCTTTCAAAAGGCATTGATAATACTATCGCGCGTGCCATTGCTTGGAATGGCAGTTTTACGCCTTCAACCGCTGGGATGAAAAGCAATCAAACAGTTGCAAATAAAAACCCTGCTGGTAGCCCTGCTATGATTGCTGGAGGCATTGCGGCATCTACTGCCGCTGGTGCTGCTGGTATTGGAGCGTCTGCTGCTGCGATGGCTGGATTAGGCGGATTGTCAACTTCAATGTCAGGTGCGGCAATTTCAACAGGACTAGCGATGGGTGCATCATCTACATCTGCCATTGCTGTCGGCGGTGCTGTTTTGGGGCTTGCTGGTGGTGTTATTTTTGCAGCGTTGCAGTATGGATTAGGAAAATTACTAGGAATTGGCAAAACAAAATATGAAGCAATCGGCGCGGGACTTGTAACACAACCTGCAAAAATGATTGATTTAGCGGCTGGCAAAGCGTTTGAAGCCTATAATTTTAGCACGGTTAAAGCTACAACAAAAGGATGGATTAGCAACACAACAAAGATCTTTGACGTTATCAATGGCTATAACGACCAAATGTCGGACGCTTTCGGCACTATTTTTGGTGGGTTATTTAAAACACTTGATGATACAGTTGCTGGTCTTGGAATTAAATCAACGGGAGTACAGCAAAGTTTAGAAAATGCCGTTGTGCCAATGATGAAAACAACACTTTCGGGCAAAACAGATTCAGAAGTTAGTGACATTATTACAAAATTAGTTAATACCATGACCGATAAGTTAGCGACTGAAATTGTCGGCGGTATGGTTGCACCGTTTCAAAAAGCAGGTGAGGCAACACTTGAAACACTTTACAGATTAACAACGCAAGTTGCAGTCGTTAAAGGAGCGTTTCATAAATTAGGATTAGAAACAAACTTAACTGGAATGGGTGCGATTGCGTTTGCTGATTCAATTTCTACGATTTATGAATCGTCAATCAATGCCAAAGACGGCATGAAGCAATTTACAGGCGCAATTAACGACTTTTACAATGCAGTTTTAACTACTGGTGAAAAAACCGCTTTAACCATTTCTGATTACAAATCCTTTGTTTCTCAAAACCCACAACTAGGTCTTTCTGCCGACCCTTCAAAGGTTAGCGGTGCTGAAATGATGGCGGCATTTACAAAAGCAAAAGAATCTAGCGAATCGGCTGCAAAGGCGGCGGATTCAATTCTCGCCATTGGTCAAGATGTTAAAAACGCTTATGCACCTGAAACAAGCAATGAATTAAAAACACTCCTAACATCAAGCGCGTGGAGCGATAAGATATCAGGTGATTATAAAAACATCACCCCAGAATCATTCGCTGCTGGTTGGTGGGATATTGTCACAAAAAGAGCTGCAACATCAGGGCAAGAGAACCAGAATCTTTACCAAGAAATGGTACGCGTTGCTGAAACAAATGCTGCTAAAAAAGCACAGGCATTGCCAGTAGTTCAAACTGCTGGAATTGCATCAATAGAGCAACAAGAACAAGCAGCATTGGCAGCTACGCAAAGTGTGGATTTAGCTGCAAAAGACTTAAAAAAAGTAACCGACATGGCTGGCGCATTTAGCTCGATTGTTAATGAGTTTCAAGCCAAATATAAGGCAATAGATGAATCGATTTTAAAAAGCGCGACAACTGAGCAAGCAACACTAAAACGTGCGCGTGATAAAGAATTGATTGAGCTTAAAAAGGTTGATGATGTAAGAGTTGCGTCATTTGAAATAAGCGAACAATCGCGCAATGCTTACGCAAAATTCACAAACACAACAGTTGAAGCAAATGACAAAATTGGATATTTAACAAGCACACTTCAAGAAGTTGCATGGGCAGCAGAAGAAACTGACAAGGCATTGAAAAAACTAAGCGAAGGCGGCAAATACTTGATGGACTTTAGCCGTTCTATTGATGCGTGGATTAGAAACTTGCGTGCCACGTCACTTGGTACACCTGAAAGCCAATTAAAAGCATCTCAAGCTAATTTTGGCGAACAAATGAAACTCGCGCAATTTGGCGCAACTGCTGAAATTAAACGTCAAGCATTGAGCGGAATCACTGGTTATGCCGATACTTACATTAACGCATTGCGTAATTATTATGCGTCAAGTGAAGAAGGTGTAAATGCCATTGAGCAAGTTATCAAGGAAGTTAGCGGTCTTGAAAAAGGATTATCCATTCAAGAATTGCAACTAAATGAATTGCAATCAATCAAAGATGCTATTGATGCAAGTGCAATCGAAATTCCAAAAGGAATTAGTGAAGATAACGCTAAATTATTCGGATATTTGATTGATACAACCAAATCACTGGGTATTTTAAACAAAACAAATCCAACGGTTGAAAGCACGCTTAAATATGACGCTTTTGCAAGTATCATCTTAGCTATCGATAAATCAGCCAAAAGCGGTGCTGACGCTGATTTTATCAACCAAATGATTGATAGCGTGTCTGGCAATAAAGGAATGCGTGCATATATAACGATGGTCATTAATGATGCTGAGTTTAGCGCATCACAAAAAGAATCAATCATTAACGGAGTGATAGCTGACTTCAATAGACAAATTAACTTTGACGTTGCTAAATCGTTTGAAACTGAAATTGAACGCGTTAATAATGCGTGGTTAAAAGTTGAATTACCAACAACCACAACTGACATCGCAAAAACAAGCGTCACAGGACTATCAGGTGGATTAAAAGACTTAAATGGTCAGTACGATGTTGTTATTGTAAAAACAGGCGTTGCAGGAGAAAAGATTGTAGATTTTAGTAACATTGCAAATAAAACTAAATTTGGTTTGGATGCTGATTCAGTTGCTAATACCGTTTCAGGATTTAAGCAAATTACTGATAGTGCGTTAGCTGCAAAAGCTGCAATGAATGATTTGTCTATGTCGCAATCTCAACAACCAAAACCTGATTACACATATGGCGGTAATCTTGAAGCCCAAGCCGTAAACGCTGGTTATAGCGGGGATTATACCGACACCGCTGCAATGCAAGCTGCTGTTGATGCAGCAAGCTCGCAACAAATAAAAGACAGCTACTACGCGCAATATACGCAACTTGTTGACCTCGCTAATTCATTTACAGATTTGAACGCTTTTAATGCTTTTTACGATGCTAACCCAGAAAAACGCCCCGAAAATTTATACAAGCCTTTTGCAAAAGGCGGTATTGCTCACACAGCATCAATTTTCGGTGAAGCTGGTGCTGAGGCGGCTGTACCATTGCCTGATGGTCGCACGATACCAGTCACATTAAGCCGTGACAGTGCAAATGATAATGGTGAAACCGTTGCAGAATTGAGAGAAATTAGCCGTAAGCAGGAAGTTATGATTAACACGTTGATTGCAGCGGCTCAAGAAAATAGAAAGCAAAACGCAGCATTAGTGACTGAAATTGAAGGCTTGCGAACTGATACACGATTAAGACGCGCTGCATAATAAAAAAAGCCCCTGAAAAGGGGCTTTTCTTTTTTTAGTTAAAAGTGGTTAATTGTAGCGGCTTTCCATGAAACATAATCGCGCATTTAGATTCAAATTCACTGCGATTAACACACATTCTCGCAATCATGGTTACTCGTTCAATCTGTTTTGCAAGTTCTAGCCGTCCACCGTCTTTAAACCACTGGTGCAACTTTTCACTGTGTTTGCGGTCTTTTAATTCGCGTAACAATTCATGCCCCAAAACAACGCTGTAAATGTGACGATAAGTGATATTAGCACAATACATTGGCGTTTTTGCGTTGGTGGTAAATGTGTCATTGTGCAAAAGCATGATTGCAGTGTAAAACGTTTCATCAAACAATTTTATCCACGCATCGGGCGCATCAAGTAATAATTCGCGGCGTTGTTGTTCAAGTGTTTTTGTTGCTGCGCGTAAGCGCATAAATTCATCAACAAGTTTAATTTGCCCTTGCAATGCTTTTTCACCGCCAACAAAAGGCATCACCATTAAGAATTGACGCTCGTTTAAATATGCCGTGCGAGTGTTTGAAATTCCTTGAGCGCATTTGCCTTTCACAAAGTTAATTTTAACTTCTCCAGTAAAATCAACAAGTTGCCTATTTACTTTATCAATACTTTTTAAAACTGCATCATGCGGTCTGCCAAAAACATCGGCAATGGTTAAGCTGGTAACAACTAACTCACCTTTTGAATCTCTTAAAATTAAATCGTTCATAAATTTCACCAATAAAAAAATCCGTTCTGAAAATGCGGTCGTTATGGCAAAGAATTGAGCCACGCATTATTCAGAAACGGATTTGTTTAAATTCTTTAAAATGGTAACGACACCATAAGCATATTATAACACTTATGGTTATTTTTTTACATACTTTCAATCATTTTATTCAAATACCATTGTGCTTTTTTCAATGATTCAATTCCGCCTTTGTGTTCGTATCGCCACATATATTTTTGAACGTTTCCTTTGCAATAACCTAAAAACGCAGATTGTGTCATTGATGCATTGATAGCATCGATACATTCAATATCACCGTTATTGTAATGGGGTGGGCTATTCACGTTGTCATTGTAATTAACGGTTCGATTGATTTCTTCAACTGTTTTTTCGTTAATCGGTGTGATTCGAGTTTCAAACGATTCTACTTGCGTTGGTTGTTTCATAATTTCATCTACTGGGTTTGGTTGTGGCGGCAATCGTTCAACTGGTACTTTGATTTTTTGAGCAGTTGTTAATGAATCCTTAACAACTGGATATTCAGACATACCAAAATCAGTTAAAATGTAAGTTTTATCATCAAGCAGTTCGACTAACTTACACGCTTTCATTTGCGTTAAATGACCGAAAACAGTTTTGTAATTTTCACCTAAGTTTTCAGCTATTTCTTTTGCTGTGAGTTGATTTGAGCGTAAAGCCGCCGCTATTTGCTCTTTCATGTCTACCATAATTTCGCTACGTTAAAGTTTATTTGTTTTGTTTTAGGTCTACCAGCACTACGATTTAAAATTAGTCTTTCAAGTGTATCTTTGTTGTAAATCGCGTGAGGTTTTGTTTTACCTTCAACATGTCCAACTGGTTCAATGCCGCTATTTTCTACTTGCTTATAAACAGTAATCAGCAGCATATTGTTTTCTTTAGCGAAGTCTTTGATTGTTATTGTTTTCATATTCCAGTTGTGCCAAAACCTGCGCTATTGCGCGTTGTGTCATTGCTTAAACTGTCCACCTCAATAAACCCGTCAACACGCGCTAACGGTAAAAGGCACATTTGAGCTATTCTGTCATTCGGATTAACTTTGTAGGTTTCATTACTGCGATTCCAGACAGATACTTGGATTTCACCACGATAATCACTGTCAATAACACCGATTAAGTTACCCAAAACAATGCCGTGTTTGTGACCTAATCCACTACGCGGCATAATTAAACCTGTCCACCCGAATGGGATTTTCATTGCGAGACCAGTTGGAATCAACAGCGTTTCATTCGGTGCAATGATTGTTGAATGGCTGATGCAAGCGTGTAAATCAACACCTGCCGCGCCACTGGTTTGAAATTCTGGAATGGTCGCGTTTTCACGCACTTTTGCTATTTTTATCACGATTTTTCTCCCTTAGTTTTTTTGCATTGTTGTTTTTTTTGTCGCGCCACGCTTGAATACCGTGAGCCATGATGAATTTTTCTTTGTACTTTTGAGTGTAATTTCTGCATTTTTCAGCATTATCCTTTCTCCATTGGCTTAAATAATAGGCGTTTTTATCACGCAACACCTTCATTTTTTCGGGATTGTTTTTTCTGTAATCGCGCATTCTTTGAAGGTGCTGTTGTTTGCTTTTATTTCTTTTTACGTTGTAAACAATATATGGATTCTTGATGTTTTTGGTTGCAATCGATTTAAAAATATCATTTGAATCTTCAACTTCATCTAATAGCTTAATCTTTTCAAAATCACGTTTTACAGATAACCGAGAAACATAATAAGCAATATCACCAGTTTGTTGCATCTATGCTCACCTCTAAACCACAATCAATACACTGCTTAATTTTACGGCTGCGAAACTGTGCAAAATGCGTGTGTTTGCATTCGTACTGTGACTTAATGCTGTAAGCAACAAATCCCATTCCAATTAAGCCAACGATAATTATGTAAATAAATATCATAAATCCACCGATTGGCGGTGTTGAATCCATCCTTTGAAGTTTCCACTCCAAGCAAATGAAAACCTATTTATATCCTTGCTAACGTGTGTTGCACCTTCTTGATAAAGTAAATCGCCAAAACCGCTATTAAAAGAATGTTTAGCGTGCCGCATTGGCTTTGCCTGATGCTCAAACGGAGAAAGATGTTTATCAGCAAGCAATCTTTGAGCAAGATCTAAGTCTTTTTCAATGTCAGGTTTGCTGTTGTCGTGATTCAAATATGACACACGGGCGCAACGCGCCGCGCTGATTAGCAGCAAGTCTTCTACCGAAAAATCACCGTTAAATTCATTTTGATTTAAATACGGCGCGTGCCATTCACCATTACTTAATAATTCTGGCATTGATTCATCCATTGCAGTTTTCATAGCTTGAGCCAATTCCTGCATTTCGGGTTGTGCTGCATGATGCAAACGCAATGCAAAAAAGTTATCCCATTCTGTAGCTGTTACAACGACTTTAACGGTTGAGAATGGCTCGAGTAATCGGTTTATCCACTGTTTATGTACATGATGATGGTCTAGCACGGTTGCGCCAGAAATAACTGCATTTTTAACTACATTCCATGCTTCTTTTGCGTAAAACATATCGCAATCGCTTATTATTTCATTTGACTGCATACCGCTTTTATTTTTCATAAAAACAGGAGTTGCATTGCTATTTAACGCATCAATCATTTTCTGCACTGGAACGGCGCGGCTTGATTGTGCAGAACGACTAAACATTCTGTGCGTGTTGAATTGAGCCAATAAAAAACGCTCAAATTCTAATTCCATTGTTGTGATTCTGATACCGCTTTCACTAATTGAATCGGCGATTATTTTTGCTGTTGTCATTTAAACCTACTGTTTGCTGGTTTGTGGTCATAAATTGAAATATAAGCACTTGGCTTTTTTTCGGTTGTTGGTGTTGGTTCAAGTGTTTCACGCGCTACTTTTGAGCATTTATCTGTGTGTAACTTGTGCGTTCTACTATGTTTGCAAATAGGGCATTTATACATATTTCACCGTTAATAAAAAAGCAACCCGCCGAGTTTTATCGGCGTGGTTTTCGTCTTGTATCGTTTGCCGAGTTTTAACGTGTTGAAATAAACGTAATTTGGTTTTATGCCTTTTACGCTTACTTTGTTTAGCGATTGTGACAGCGACCGTGATAGTTGCCATGCGTTTTTGTCCTTTTCGCCTATCGGTTTAGGCGGTGTAATTTTATATTTCGATGTCCATGCAAACTGCCGATGCCTTGCTAATTCTTTACATGGTTTTTCACGGTTTAGCGTTGCGCGGTTGCGTAGCACTTGCATTGTTGCAATTTGCGCCGCTATTGGTTCGCTGCGTGCTTCACGGTATGAAACCAATGCAAAACACAGAGCGGCTGTTATGGCACTCATTTTGCAGTGTGCAAGTAATGGATAAAAGAAACTAACAAAACAACCGTTAATCCTTCGATTGCTTCAATAAATGCGTACCAGTCTGAAAAATTCATAAGTAATTCCTTAAAAAAGAACCGCGTCTGCGGCAAGAGTGAGGAGGTGCTTTTAACAGGTTGTATAATTTGCCCAGTCGGCAATAAAAAACGGGTTTTCATCTTCAATTAAGCAATCATATTTTGTTCTAAGATGTGTTTTGTACAAATAACGCATCTCTTTTGTTTGTGTAAAGTCGGTGATTGCTTTTTGATCCACTTTACGACGCGCCAAAACATCTTGAAATTTGCTTGATAAATCTTTAAAAGCGATACCACGCATAATTGCGCCACTCACTAAAAGATTGTCGATAATTTGATTTGCCATTTTGATATTCCTAAAAAGTTAATTGAGTTACTGGAAAGCAACCGTTTCAAACATATCCGCATAAATTCTAAATAGTTAAATGCTTCCCAGTGATTAAAATTATATTATAAATTATTACCCAAGTAAATAACATTTTTTAAATGCTTCAATCGCGCCCTCATAACCAATCGCTACACACGCGAACGCGCCTAGCTTTTGAGCGTTTAACAGGTAATCAATTTGCTCTTTTGAAATGGTAGCGCATGGACTTCGTGACTTTAATTCGCAAACAAAAGGCGGGTTTGCTGGAATGATTATGTCAGCAGCTCCAGTTGTTAAACCTTCGGCTTTTTGCTTTTGAATTTGCATAGCTGAACGCTTGCCTTCATTTCTAACGTGTGTTGCAATCGCGCCATATTGTGGATATTCACGGCGTAGCTTTGCAAAGAATGTCATTGCGTGTTGGCTTTCGCTTGCCGTGTCGAGTTTATCTGGTGTGCCGAATAGTTGTATTTCAGGCGGTAGTTTCATTTTATTGCCTCGTGTAATTTGGCTAATGTTTGAATGACTGGCTTTAGTTCTTTGTGTTCATTTAGCCAGTTATAAGACTTGCAAAGCCTTGTAAATTCGCCGCGTGGTATTAGCATCAAGTTATCAATATCGCAGTTTAAACGGTTGTTATCTTTAAAAGAAACAATCATGCCGTCTGGTATTTTGCCGTGATGTTGTTCCCATACCCAACGATGCTTTACAACAAAGTTTTTTGAAGCGCGTTGATGCTCGTTTGTAACTTTAATTCTAAGCCAGCGATTATCTTTTACTGATTCATAACCAACGCCTTTTGTATGTACATCATGTTTTGGCTTAAACCATGTTTTTTTGCAGGCTTCGGGGCAATAGCCTTTTTTGCCTTTGTTCCAAGTCTTATGTCCTGTCTTGAAATTTGATACTCGAACCATTTTTAAACCAAGTTCGCGCCTGCAATGATTTCTAATTGCTTCGACGTTTTTATTTTCGTTAAACTCACGATTGAACAATGCGGTTAAGATAACGCGGTCAAGAATCGGGTGACGCTTTAAAAAAGCGTCTTGTTCTGGTGTGTAAGTTCTTTTTCCCATTATTGCAGTATCGCTGGTAATGTTTTGCGTTCATAATTCGGTGTGTCATAAACGGCGTTTTGAGCATCTAAAACTAAACGCGCGTTTGCAATGACATTTTGGCTAATTGCAGATATTGCTTTTGTACGTTCAATTTCTGTTTTGAGTTCGTCGCTGTTTAGTGATTCATTGCCCAAGCGTTCAAGCTGTGCAAAAAGATGATTGTTTAAATCTGTGAGTGTGTTTTTCATTTTATTTATTCCAGTTTTGCACGTCCTTGTGCGTTTAAAAATCTAAATTTTTGACATATTTAAAAACTTTTCCATAACATCATGAAAGTTATGAAGGTGTTTTTTGTCGATAAAATAACTTTTTGAAAATCTTTGAGTTATTCCTGTGTCAAAAATCTTTTCGCCTTTTTCTATACAGACGGCATTTTTTATAAAGTCGTCACGTTTAATAAATCCATACGGCTTGATAAAAGAAAGGCTTGAATCAGTAAGAAAAAAAGCATATCCGCTTATGTTTTCTTGCTTTAAACAGTGCGGACTAACCTGCCCAACTAAATAATCATAAATGCTCACCTTGCAATCAATGGATAAATTACAAATTTTTAAGTCTTCATCGTCATAAATATAGGGCGAAGAAATATCTTTTTTGTAGTCTATTTCATTTATCCTGCAAAATTCAGCAAGCCATAATTGCGCGTATTTACCTGTCGTTATGCGTTGCATCTTTTGATGCCCGTCTTGCCACCCGTTATAGTCAAACGTGTGGCTAATTGATTCAAGCGCATACATCCGCGCCTCGTTCAAAATTGCGCTATTCGCAGGATATTTAAACATTATTAAACCTGTTTTCTGCGATTTGAATGTATAGCGGATTCATTTCAAAGCCAATGCAACGACGTTTTGTTTTAATTGCCGCCACTCCAGTTGTGCCACTACCCATGAATAAATCTAAAACCAATCCGTCATCAGGGCATGATGCTTTAATAATGCGCTCGATAAGCTCCACGGGCTTTTGAGTTGGGTGGTCGGTTCTATCTGCGTTTTTGTTATCAACGCAAGGAAAACGCCACACATTAGACGGACTTTTGAACTCGTAAGAAACGCCTTTATATTCCCTTACGTTTTCTTCACTGCGTTCCAATTTTACGCTTTCAGAATCTTCAAATGTTTTGTCTGTTTTGCTGAAATACAAAATATCTTCATGGCGATTTACCCACAAACCGCCGCCTGCGCCTTGAATTGTGTCCCATGTTATCCAGTTACGATAATGAAAACCAATTGAATCCATGCGGTGTTGAATGTGACTTAGCATTCGATTGATGCCGAAAACATAGATTGAACCTGTAGGCTTTAATACGCGAAAGCAATCCGTCAACCATGTTTCGCACCAATCGGCAAACTCTTTGCCACTGCCGTAAGAGTCCCATTCTGCTTTGTCCATGTTATAAGGCGGGTCAATACAAATTAAATCAACTGATTCACTCAATAAGTTTTTGATTAACACTGTCGAATCACCTTGCGTTAATTTAGGCATTAAGCGTTCTCGCTCTGCCAGCTCTGCTAGCTCCTTATTGCGTTTAGCTTGCTCTGCTATTTCAGCATCAGTTAATACGCGGCTATATTTGACCTCTTGAATAGCATGGTTGTTGCAAAATGAAACAACGGATTGATACTCGGCTCGAATAGATTTAATGTCAAAATAATCATCAAGCGATTTTAAATTTTTAGTGAATATCTCGCGTTGGTCGTATTTATAGGCTACAGGATTGTGAATGTAATACTCCACGCCATCACGGGTTTCTGTGCCATCACGGGTTTCATTGCTAAATAGCGTAACAGTTGATAACTTTTCAAGACTTGAATTTATTTCAGCAACGGCGTTTTCAATGCGCTTTGCGGTTGCTGGAACGGTTGCGATTTCTTTAAAATCCGCCGTCATCCAGCCTAATAACTGAACCGACTTAACGCGCTGTACTGCGCTTTGAACATCTTTAACGCTCCAGTCACATTTGATTAACAAGTCTGTGAGCAATTGCCAGTGTTCAGAATCGGCTTTGCTGATTTCATAGAGGTGGCGTGGTTTGTCTTGAACTTGTCGGCACGTGCCGATAAGTGAGCTATAAACTTTTGCTGCATTAACCCATTCACCTAATGAATCTTTGCTTTTGCCGATTTCATCAGCATAGCTTTTCAATCCGCTACCTTTTACGCCTTGCGCTTTGCCTACCATTTCAAGCGCATGAATGCCTATTTCAAGCGCAAGCAACTCACCTTGATTGTTTGCTTTCACCAGTTCCATATAAGCCGTGTCATCGTCCATTTCAGTTATCCAGCATGGCACGGAATCTAAACCAGCTTTAATTGCCGCTTGATAGCGGTGGTGTCCACTGGTGATTTCAAAGTAATCCGCAACAGGTCTAACATGAATTGCGTGACGTGGTTCAAAACCGTTTTGTAAGCCAGCAACGATGCCGTCAATCACGTCGTCACGCATAATTAGGCGTGGGTTTTTAGGGTGTGGTTTTAAATCTGCAATCTTTACTAATTCAATCATTTTATTTCTCGCATAAAAAAAGCCGAACTTTCTAATGTTGTCGCACGGGTCAAGAAATTTACCCCAACATATAGAAAATACGGCTTTGTTTAATTTCTTGTTTTAATGAGTGCGAATCACAAAACGCATTTTACACTAAAACATCTTTGTTGTAACCATAAACCTTGAAAAACCCAGTTTTATCTTTTTGGTACGTCACGGTTTTAATACTCAAGTTTTGTGCCAATTCAAACTCGATTTGCAATGCCATTTGTTTCGGCGTGGACTTGTTAAACCACACTAAAAACGAGCGTGTCGGCGTTGTGAATTTCACTTTTAAGCACTCATTACCTGCCTTTGAAAGTGTCGGTGTCACTTGAACGTCAAGACATTCTTCTGTCTGCAAAATGGTTGCATCTTTGATTTGCGCGTGTTCAAGTTTTAGCTTGTCATTCGGATCTATCAATTCAGTTTTGCAATTCGCACAATATCGCGCCGCTATATCATTTTCATGGTTACATTCTAAACACTCTTTAAACGTCCAACGATACGAACAACGGTCAATCACACCACGATTAACAACTGTAAAAGTACAACGCCTGCCATAATGCGCTGGCATTGCGCCTAAACCTTCAACTTCGATGCGATTACCTTCTAAATCTAGCAAATAACCGTTATCGTCAATCGCTTGTTCTGCGTCAACGTCACGCCGTTTTGAAAATTCATTAACGCCATTGCAAGCAGGGCATTTTGCCTTAACTGGTACACCGACTTCACCGCCGCCACTTGCTTTGATTTCAGGATTAAACACATCACCATCAGGGCAATGGCGTTCAATGTTTTCAGCATAATCCAAAACTAAGCAATCCGATTTACCATCGCAAATACGCAAACCACGCCCGATAATCTGCTGCAGCAATGACACGCTTTCAGTGGCGCGTAAAATCGCTATAGTGTCACAATTTGGGGCATCGAACCCAGTCGTAAGCACTGCAACATTCACTAGATATTTAATCGCGCCACTTTTGAACCGCAACAAAATAGATTCGCGTTCATTCGCTGGTGTTTCACCTGTGACAATCTGACTTAATCCACGCGGTAACGATTCCATTACCTCATGCGCGTGTTGAATGGTTGCAGCGAAAATCATCACGCCTTTTCTGCCTTGCGACTTTTCAACAACATCCGCAACAATCGAACTGGTTAATCGACCTTTGCCGATAAACGCTTTATCAACGGCTGCACTGTCAAAATTACCCATGCGGTTTTGAGTTAATCCGCTAGTGTCATAATGCGAGTTAGTTGCACCAATTACAGGATTTGATAGAAAGCCTTGTTCAATCAATTCACGCGCATCTAAACGATAAACAAGCCGCTTAAAATAAGGCTCTTTTGCTTGCGTATCGTCTAGCATCTTGCCGCTAGCATCAATGGCGAAAATGTACCCTTGAGATAAACGGTATGGGCTTGCCGTCATTCCGATAACGCGCAAATTTGGATTAACCAATAAAAGCGAATCAATGATTGATTTCACGGTCGGGCTAATTTTATGCGCTTCATCTAAAATAACAGCACAGAATTTCGAGCCGAATCTATGAATTTGATTTTTTACACTAACTGGAGTTCCAATAACCATTGCATTTTTTAAGCAAGTTTCACCGACACTAGCAGAAAATAACGACACGTTACTGCCTGTCATTCTTAATTTTTCGGCATTCTGTTGTAATAACTCACGCGATGGAACTAAGCATAAAATATGCTTGCCGTTGCTGATTTTGTGTAATTCATTAGCAAGCGCGGCGCAAACTAAACTTTTACCCGCTCCAGTTGGTAGCTCAATAATGCAGCTTTCTTTTGTTGATTTAACCCAATTTATAGCGGCATTAACAGCGTCATCTTGATAATATCTAAGCTTCATCATTTAAAACCTCCCCTGCATATTTGTTATTTTTTCGAGCGCGTTATCAAATTCAACGCCGCTTCGCATTTGATTTGGGTGTCCGTCTTGTACTGACAATTCAAGTGGCTCACCCGCGCTAAAAAACACAATAGCGCGGGGCAAACCTTTTGAATCTAAACCAACGCGAATAAACGACACTTGTTCACTGTTAATTAGCAATAATTCTTCGCTCTTAGTTTCGATTTCAACAAACATTACAATCTATCCTTTAATTCTTTACGCTGTTTTGGTGTCATCTTTTCAAAGCATCTAAAAAATGAAAGCCAAGCAATAGGACAATCGTTCAATAAGTCAAACAAAAGCAAATCAATTTCAGCTTTTTTTGCAATCATTTCTAGCTTGCTGCGTTCAATGTATTTATCGTTCATTTTAACGTCCAGTAACTTGTTGTTGATTCATACGCGCTTAAATCCGCATCGGGCAATAATTCAGCAATGGCGTTTTTATAGCCGATTGATTTGCGAGTAACGCGCGTTAGTTTGTGTTCGCCGATATTGCTTTCATTTTCGGCACAATCCTCAATAATCTGTTTTAGCATCAAATCCGATAAATCTTGCGATGCTTTGATTTCTGCTTTGAGTTTTAAATACTGCTCAACTCGATACGATGTCATATCATTTTCGATAGTGTCATGACGTGATTTTAAATGCACTTGATTTTGCAATTCTTCGAGAAATTCATCGTAAAACGCGCGTAGTTGCGGCAGGATTTCATTTACATATTTTGGATTGTAATTAACGTAATCCAATCTGTAGTCGTGTGTGTTCCACTGAAAAAAGTCACAGAATAGCTTTTTAGTAACAAACATTTGAATCTGAACCTGTGCGTAATAATGCGGTTGTTCTTCAATAGACTTAAAAACAGGGCTTGTATCGTTACGCAATGAAAAAGGGCATTTAAATTCTACAATGCCGCGTCCATCATCAATAAAGCCGTCTGGACTTGCACCTAGCCACAATTCATGCGTGTGAAATCCTGTTGTTTCAACGATGTTGCCTGTTTTAAGTTGGTAATCAGTACGAGCTAAATGTTCATTCATATTGCCATATTCAGTTGCAACATTACCAACAAACTCACTTAATGCGCCGTGCCATTCACGCACCATCGAGCGCATAACGTCTTGACGCTTGCGAAATGGTGATAAACCTAAAATCGCCCCGACATTTGAAGCTGTTATACGTCCGATACGTGCATTAAACCAATCGTCACTGCCTTGTTGTAATTCTGTTGTATTTTCCATTGCCATAATCCTAAAAAGTTAAGTAAATGCACAATCCTTGTGCGTGAATCCTGTTTAAGCGTGATTAAAATGGAATTTCGTCAAGGTCGTTTGCTTCTGGCATTTGTGCTGCAGTTAGCGGTTGTGGTGCTGGTGCTGCTTGCTGTGAACGCGGTGAAACTTTGCTAATCCAGTTACCGCTTTTGTCGTTAAACTCCCACACCATAACCTTGATTAACATTGGCTTGTTGAGTAATGCAAACAACGCGCCGTCTGTTGGACGTTCGCCACTTGCAACCAATTTTCCACCCGTTGCGTTTTGGTCGATCGCTGCAAACATCTTGATTGCGTTATCAAGTTTTTTGCTGTCGGTTTCCATTAACTGGATTTTTTGAAATACAACACGGTTAGCGTATTGAGACGGTTTTGTCACTTGCCATTTAGCGTTAATGTAGCTTTTGCCTTCGTAGCTAGTCCAACCACACTCAACAATCATTGCCTCGCAGGTTGTGTTATCAGGAATTAAAGCATTTCCGCCTAATTCGACTTCACCTGTGCTTTTTACCGCTTCGCCCGTTGATAATTTAAAGAAACTCATTTTATTCTCCGATGTTGTTTAAAAATTGTGATAAAGGATTGATACCGAATTGCACGGTTAAATCGTCCGCGATGCCCATGCGGTTTTTTGAGATGCTGCTAGCTGCGCTGGTGCATTGCAAAATACGTTCTCCGCTGCTACGCGCTTTTGACTTTTTGTTATCGTCTGTCATGACAAATGTTTCAAGTCGTAAGAATCCAACCAAATCAACGTCATCTACATAATGCGCTACGCTTTGCTTATTCATTTTTAAGCCGAAACGATTGTGTGCTGGTGCGTCTGGAAGGTCGATTGTTTCAATGTCGGCGTGACCAATAAACACGATATTCATGTTTTTCTTTTCAACCAAAATGCCGCAAGCGTTTCTGATTCTTTGGTGGTAATTGCTTAGGATTTGATAGCCTGCACCATAACCACCACCAGCTTTTGCAAGTGCTTTGTTGTCGAATTGGTTTGTACCTGATTTGCTGCTACCTTGTACGATTTCTTCAATAAAGATTCTTTCTGCTTTCGTGATGCTGTCTATTACTAGCGTTTTGTAGTCATGATCTTCACTAATTAACGCCATTAGCTGTGACGTTGCGTCATTGAATGAATGCGCCACTGGGAATGCGTCAGGGCGGATTGCGTTTGGAATGGACTGCATACCATCTTCAAACCGAATGAAAATAGGTTTTGGAAATGTCGCTGCGAGGTTTGTTTTGCCAATACCTGCGCCGCCATAAATTGTGAACAGCTTGAACTTGTCAGCTGGTTTTGAAATTGTGTTTAACATAAATACTCCGATTGGTTAAGTTGTGCAGCTCACTGGCTACGGTTAAAAATTATACTTAAAAAAATAGGAAAGTAAATATATTTTTAAATTTATTTTATTTTATATTTATTTGCTATATTATGCGCCTACTTTTTAACCAATAAGAGAAAAACAAAATGCTCACATTAGACGAAGTTCGAGAAAAATTAAAGCCGTTCAAATTAACCGAAGTGGCAAAAGCAACGCGCATTGATTACATGAGATTGTTTCAAACAATCAAAGGAACGCGCCCTGCTTATTATGACGATGTTAAAAAACTTTCTGACTACTTGGAGGCGTTATGATTGCTGCGGGTTTATTTGATGCAATGCTTGATGCTGGTTTTAATCCGCCAAATAACACTGATGGAGAAATAACACGTTTTAGCACCAATGGAAAAACACACAACAAAGACGGATGGTTAGTTGTTTTTGATGACAGTGGCGCGTGTTTTGGTTGCTGGCGCGAAGGCACTCGATTTACTTGGAGTGATAAATCAAAGTTTGAAACTATGACGCAACAAGAGCGTGATGCTTTTGAGTTCAAACGACGTATGGCAATGCAACAAGCTGAATTTGAGCGTGAGCAACGTCAAAACTTTGCAGCTAGTGAATCACTAGAAGAATGGCAAAACGCGCCTGTGTGTGAATCACACGCCTATTTAGAGCGTAAATCTGTTGCCGCGTGTGAAAATTTGCGCGTAGGTTTAGACGGGCGGTTGATTGTGCCAGTTTTTGAATCGAGTGAAAAAATCCAATCGCTGCAATACATTGATAGCGAAGGGAAAAAGCAATTTAAAACCGATGGCAAAATGAAAGGCGGATTTTTTGTTGTGGGTGATATTGGCGCGGATTGCTATTTATGCGAAGGATTGGCAACTGCTTTAACAATCAATTCTGCAACTGGCAAAGGTGTTATTGTTGCGTTCAGTGCTTCAAATATGCCAGTTGTTTATGAGAAATTCAAAACTCATAACGTCACAGTTTGCGCCGATAATGACGCGCATGGCGTAGGCTTGAAATACGCTAACGAATGCAAAGGCGCAAAGGTTGTTTATCCGCCTGTTATTGGGCAGGATTTTAACGATATTGGAATTGAAGGCTGCAAGGCGTTCTTTGGTGTTGATAAAAACAAAGATAAGCCTTTTTTAGTTCCCGTATCTGAAATAATGAACAATGTCACGCCGCCTAATTGGTTAATGAAAGGCTGGATTGAGTACGCAAGTATGGGAATTATTTTTGGTGAGAGTGGCGCGGGTAAATCATTATTCACACTCGATTGGGCTTTTTGTATGGCAAACGGTTTAGATTGGCACGGCAACAAAATAAAGCAATGCAGCCACGTTTTGTATATCGCTGGTGAAGGCGGACGCGGCTTTGCAATGAGAATTCAAGCGTTACAACAAAAATACGAAATGAAAACAAAGGATAACATATTTTTTTCAAGCCGTAGCGTTGATTTGCTTGATAAAAAATCAGCTCAACAAATAATTGATAGCGTTGCATCAATGGAATTAAAGCCTGCATGGATTGTTATCGACACACTTCACAGAAACATGAACGGCGATGAAAATAGCGCGGCTGATATTGCATTGTTTTTGGATTCGCTTGAGGTGTTGCGTGATTTATACGGTTGTGCTGTTTATCCAGTGCATCACAGTGGATTATCTGATAAAGGGCGCGTGCGTGGTAGTAGCTCAATTAAGGGCGGTATGGATGCCGAGTATTGCGTCACGAAAGGCAATGATTTTGAAGTTACAATCACTTGCACCAAAATGAAGGACGCACCAAAACCACCGCCGATAAAAATGATTATTACACCTGTTGACTTAGAAGGCGATTGCTGGACAGATACAGATACGGGATTGCAAACGCAGGGCGTTTATTTGACTTATGGCGGCATTGACACTTCAAAAACAAAAGACCTCGATGAGCGTGACGCATTGGCTTTTGACGCAATGAAATTAGCTATTGAAGAAGTTGGTATTATGGCATCAGAAAACATTACCATTGCAGTAGAAAACACCAAGATTGTAAATGTTGAGGTATTGAGAAAGTATGTCTACTCAACAACAAAGGGAAAAAACAAATCACGCGACTTTGACAGGTCAATTGAATCCCTTAGAAACCGCAGATATATTGGCGTTGACGGCGAATGGTGCTGGTTAATGGACGAGTAATTATACCGTTGGTATAGCGGTATGGTATTACGGTATAGCGATACATTTAGACTATACCTACCATACCCATACCTTTAGGTATGGTATGGTGGTATATGTATGGTATTTTTAAGTTAGTATTATTTTGTGATTATGTTATAATTTGTATGTGGATTTTTAAATTTGGTTTCTAGCAGAACTGTTAAATTTAAAAATCTAATTTTTAACCCGATTTGTTTAACCTGTCTGCTAGCAGGTTCAGTGAATCGGGTTTTTTATTGGAGTTAATTTTATGATTGATAGTTTTGATTTAATTGCCGTTTTAAAACAGGTTTGCAGAAGTGAAAAATGCGAATATGTGACAATACAAGATATTGTTAAAAGCAATAAATACAAAAAACACTACATTATGGACGATGGAAAGTTTAATTTTCCTAATGCTAGTATAAATGTATGTTTAGAAATGCTTTTAAACGAAGGTTTTGTTTTTAAGGTTGATGGTTATTTTTATCCATCAGCTCGTGGATTAAGTTTTATTGAATCTTTTTCATATAGCGATTTAGAGGATTTAGAAGATTGTCCAATTTTATTACTTGAAAAACAGGCATTAGCAAAGTGTGAATCTGATTATTTTGGAGAATAACAATGGCACTTGCAGTTATTATTTCGATGGTGACAACATTTAGCGCATTAGGTCAACAACACATTAACTATGTGGCAAGTGTTGAAAGAATGAAAATGGCAGATTGCTTAACCATTAAGCAGTCAATAGACAAGCATCATGTTGTTGATTGCATCAAGGATTCTAAATGAAACATCTAACACCACAATACATTACTGAGTACATGGCAAAACTCAAATGGCTTGAAGAAAATCCTGTTAATGTTTCAGTAAGTGAATTTTTGTTTGCTACAAAAGCAGAACGCAAAGACGCTAAACGCAAATAGATGACAACGTGGCGCGGTTATGGTTATAATCGCGTCAACATAAAATTTTAATCATGGTTATTTTAATGAATCAAAAACTAATCGAACAACTCAAAAAGCACGAAGGATTCAGGGCGCGTGTTTATAAATGCACTGCTGGACGCAATACTATCGGCTATGGCTATAATTTAGATGCTAACCCGCTTAATTTAACAGATTTTGAATTAAAGCAATTTGTAGATAGTGGAGTTCAAGAACGAGTTGCTGAATGGTTGCTTATTCGCATGATTGATAAATGCACTGGTGAATTAGTAAGTCATATTTCATGGTTTGAATCATTAGACGAAGTTAGGCAGTCTGTTTTAATCAATATGGCGTTTAATCTTGGTATTACAGGATTAATGCAGTTTAAAACAACGCTTGCAATGGTTAAAGCTGGTGATTATGACTTGGCATCTAAAGCAATGCTTAAATCAAAATGGGCAGGACAGGTGCATGGCAGGGCGGCTGAATTAGCATTACAAATGCGTACTGGAGTATTTGCATAAATGGAAATCATAAAGGATATTGCATTGGAAAGACGCGCTAAAGACCAATGTCTTAAAATAGATACGTTTGCAAATATCGCATCGACACTTGATAGAATTGAATCAAAGGTTGACGATTTAAGCGAAGAAATGCGGGTAATGATTAAGATGGAGCAGCAGCTTTTGACGCAATCAAAGGACATTGAGCGATTAAATACAATGATTGAGGATTTACGCAAACAAAATCAAGAGCTTTCAAATAGATTGCTAGAACTTAGAAGTAACTTTGAAAACCAAAAACAAAGCATTAGCATGATTGAACGTATTGGCTGGGCGGCTGGCACTATCGTTGCAATCATTGTCGGTAAGCAATTAGGTATTAGCTGATGAACTGGTTATTTGAACGATTACGCGAACCGTCTACGATTGTTGCACTGTTAGCGGTCGGTAGTGCATTTTTTGGATTAGATTTAACACCAGACCAAAAAGCCGCCGTTACGATGCTTGCAGGTGCTATTTTTGTGAGTAAAGGTTAATGAAAATAGAACAAAAGAAAACCGCCGAGCTGATTCCTTATGCTCGCAACAGTCGCACACATGACGAAAAACAGGTGCAACAAATAGCCAGCTCAATCAAAGAATTTGGCTTTAACAATCCTGTTTTGATTGATGGTGATAACGGTATTATTGCTGGTCATGGTAGAGTTATGGCGGCTCAATTATTGAAACTCGAAACTGTGCCAACGATTGAATTATCACATTTAAGCGATACACAAAAACGCGCCTACATTATCGCTGATAACAAAATTGCGTTAAATAGTGGCTGGGACGATGAAATGCTCAAGCTGGAAATGATTGAATTAAATGATTTGGATTTTGATTTAGAATTGACTGGTTTTGATGATTTTGACTTAACGCTTGATGAACAAACCGAAGGCTTAACGGACGAAGATGCTGTACCAGAGCCGCCACAAACACCCGTCACGAAGTTAGGCGACGTTTGGCTCTGTGGCAAGCATCGAGTTATGTGCGGCGACAGTACCAGTACGGACGATGCCGAGGCTTTAATGGGCGGAGTGTTGGCAAATTTACTGATTACCGACCCACCATACAACGTCGCGTACACAGGTGGTACAGCCGACGCATTAACAATTCAAAACGACGATATGAGCGACAGTGATTTCCGCCAATTTCTGCGTGATGTTTATTCGACGGCAGACGCTGTGATGAATGCAGGCGCGACGTTTTACATATGGCACGCCGATTTAGAAGGCTACAACTTTAGAGGAGCCGCCCACGACATCGCGTGGAAAATTCGCCAATGTCTGATTTGGGTAAAAAGCTCACTTGTCTTGGGTCGCCAAGATTATCACTGGAAACACGAGCCATGTTTATATGGCTGGAAAGAAGGTGCCGCTCACTTTTGGGGCAGCGATAGAACCCAAACAACCGTTCTTGAATTCGATAAACCTGCCCGTAACGGCGCACACCCAACAATGAAGCCAGTGGAGTTATTTCAATACCAAATTGAAAACAGCAGCCCAAAAGGCGGTGTGGTGCTTGACTTGTTCGGTGGCAGCGGCACGACAATGATTGCCTGCGAAAACTCAGGACGTGTGGCGCGTTTAATGGAACTCGACGAGAAGTATTGCGATGTGATTGTTCGCCGCTGGCAGGAATTCACAGGCAAACAAGCCACGCTCGAATCAACAGGCGAATTTTTCGGCACTATAAAAGAGGGTTAATAAATGGCGGCTGGAAGACCACCACTAGAACCAAATGAAAAAGACCGCAAACAGGTTGAGACTTTAAGCGGGTTTGGATTGCCTTTGGAGCAGATAGCTGCTTTGACGTGTGGCGGCATTGATTCCGATACACTACGAAAGCATTTTGCCGCAGAATTAGTGCAAGGCAAAGCCAAAGCCAACTCTAAAATAGGTCAAACACTATTCCAAAAAGCTACAGGCGGCGATACCACTGCAATGATTTGGTGGAGCAAAACGCAAATGGGTTGGCGCGAAACAAAAGAAGTTGAAGTGGTAGACAAAACCACCGAACGCAAATTCATCATCGAAAGGGCTAAACGTGATTGATACCATAATCAAACTCACAGAACCTCAAGAGGATTTTGTATTTAGCACGGCTATTCATCCTGCTATGGTGGCAGGTTATGGAGCAGGTAAAAGCCAGGCTGGTGTTATTCGCATTGCATTGTTAGCGTTAAAATACGATGGTTTATCGTTTGGTTTTGTCGAGCCAACTTACGACTTAATACGCTTAATTGCGTTCCCACGATTTCAAGAAATACTTGATGAATGGGACGTTGGTTATAAATTAAATAAATCAGATGCCATTTTGACACTTGAAAACGGTTCACAGGTTATTTTTAGAAGTGCAGATTCACCTGAAAAATTAGTAGGTTTTGAAATTGCTGATGGCGTAATAGATGAAGCTGACACTTTAAGGCTTGACCAAGCTCAAACAGTTTGGACAAAGATGCTAGGACGTATTAGAGAATTAAAACCCGATGGAATGCCTAACACACTTGCAGCCGTATCAACGCCAGAAGGTTTTGGCTTCATGTATGAGTTTTGGGGCAAGGAACAACGCAAAGGCTACGAGTTAATCAAAGCCCCGACAATGTCAAACCCATTCTTGCCTGATGGTTATATTGAGCAATTAAAAGCCACTTATTCGAGTTCGCAGTTAGCAGCGTATTTAGATGGCGAATTTGTAAATCTTAACGCGGGTAGTGTTTATCATGAATTTGACAGAAAACTTAATGCAAGCAATGAGCAAATTAAAACAGGCGATACTTTGCATTGTGGTATGGACTTTAACGTCACTAATTGTAGCGTTGTTGTTCACGTTATTCGTGATAACGATACTACTCACGCCGTTGCAGAAATTACAGGCGTATTTGATACACCATCAATGGCGCGAATCTTAAAAGAGCGTTATTCGAGCCATAAAATTATGATTTATCCAGACGCAAGCGGTAACAGTCGTAAGTCCAATAACGCCAGTGAATCCGACCATTCAATTTTACGCGCGGCTGGTTTTCAAGTGTTATCTAATAACCGTAATCCGTTTGTGAAAGACCGCGTGCTATCCGTCAACAACATGATTCACAATCAAGGTAACAGACGTTATTTTGTTAATCCTATTGAATGCCCGTCATTGGTTGAATCACTCGAAAAACAAGCCTATTCGAAAGATGGCGAGCCTGATAAGAAAAGCGGTTTTGACCATGTGGCAGATGCAACAGGTTATTTCATTGCGTATCGTTATCCAGTGATTAACAACAGACCGTCATCGGTCCAGATTTTGGGTATTTAAAATGTCAACAACATGGATTGCAACTATTGGCGCGTTAGACGGTAATGACTCGGCAGTGACACTTCGATTTAGTGACGGTGCGTATATCGACAATAGCGGCTATTACTACGAAAACAGAATGACACAACCTGCATTGATTAAGGTTAGCCCTGACGATGGCGGTACTTTCGGCGTGTTTAGTTCGCCTAGTATTGGTGAAATTGAACTGATTAACATAGACGGTGGTTTGAATTATTTAGCAGATTACGCGCTTGATAATGGCGTTATTAACCTTTCTTTAGTTGGAGACGATGGTCAAAAAACCGACTATCTTAGCGGAAAAGTCGAAAACATGGCTTTTCGTGGTGATAAGGTTTATTTAACTGTTCGCTCAATGTCAGAAGTGTTAAGCCGAAACCATGTTAATAATAAATTCTTAGGTAACAATGCACTTCCCGCTGGTGTTGAAGGCGTTGCTGGTGATATTAAAGGCAACGTAAAGCCGCGTGTTTTTGGTAGTGTGTTAAATGCAACGCCTGTTTTGGTTAATACGTCACGTTTGATTTATCAGTTTTCAGACCGTGAAACTGCAACTGTTAGCGCGGTTTATGATAAAGGCGCGTCTATTACACTTGGCACGACTTACACTTGGGCTAACTTTGCAACATTTCAAACAGCGGCTGTTACGGCAGGTCAGTTCAATCGTTGCGCTGGTTATGTGAAATTAGGTAGTACTCCTGTTGGAACAATTACAGGCGACTGCGCGGATAGTACAACTCTTGCAGGTGATGTTTTTGAGGTGATACTTGTTGAAGAATCACTAACAATGGATTCGACAAGTAAAACCACGTTGAACACCATTGGCACGGTGGGTTTATTCGTTACCAGTGAAACAAGCACGACCGCGTTGCTCAATCAAATAGCGCAATCATGCGGGGCGTACTGGTATTTTTTGAACGATGTTGTTTATGCTAAAAAGATTGCGCTTGCAACAACGTTTGTTTTCGATTTAACCAATTCAGAAAACATTGCTTTCGAGCGTGTTGGTACTGGTTTAGGTGCTAATGGATTGCCTGTTTCTGCTATTACGTTTAAATACGATAAAATCGAAACCGTGCAACAAGAAACCGAATTAGCGGGTAGTGTAACGGCTGCGAGAAAGGCTGTTTTGAGTAATCAGTATCGCAGTGCATTTATTACCGATACGGCTGTTATTACACGGCATCCGTTAGCGGGTTCAATTAACATCGAGAGCTGCTTGCGGGTTGAATCAAATGCTATAACCGTTGCAACTGCATTGCTTGATTTATCAAAGGTACGAGTTGACGTTGTAAATATCACAGCTGTTGTAAATGAAATACCATCAATTGATTTAGGTGATGGTGTGCTAGTTACAACTGATAAAATAGGGTATGATGCGGGGAAAATTTTAACCATTATCGGATTTACGATTGATGCTAAAAAGAAAACTATCATGCTGGAGACTATAGGATGAGTGTAGTTATTAAATTGCTTGATTTTGTAATTAACAAATTAACCAAAATCAATAATCGTTTGAAAGTAAAATATCCGAACAAAAAAGCACAGCAAATGGTAAAGGCTAAAATGCGGGAATTATTAAATGACTAGCAATGTATCTTTAAGCTACCCGAATCGAATAGATGAGTGCGAAATCAGTGATGATAATCCCGCTGATTGGTCAACAACATTGCCACTTTCAAACATTCAAAACAAAGTATTGAAGCGTGTTGCTCGCACTTTAATTGGAATTCGCGCGACTGTTTTAAAAGTCAATTTACCTTACGAGGCACGATCGATTGGTGTTGTATCTGTTATCAATCACAACTTCACAACATCAGCAAATGTTCGTTTTATTGGTTACAGTGAATTAGATTTTGGCGGCGATGTTCGTTTCGATAGTGGTTCAAACTTTAGAGCGTGGACGGTATTACATCCGATTTATGCAAATGGTCAAGCAGGCGAATTGATACCGTGGGAAAGCCGCAATTGGTGGTCAGGTACAATCGAAGAAGAGCAACGCAAAGGTTATACGTCAATGTGTACCTACTACCCACCAGAAAACCAAATGATTAGGTCGGTAAAGATTGTTATTGACGATGCAACAACCGCCGCAACAACTAGCACAACGTCCGTTACGGTCGGTTTAGGTGATAAATCATTCACGGTTGGGACTGGATTAACGTTAATTGCAGGGCAAGAAATCACAATTTATAAAACCAGTGATATTGGTACGTTTGTTTCTGGCAAAATTAAGTCATACAATAGAACTACAGGCGCGTTAGTTTTAAACTCTACAATGTACGGCGGCACAGGTTCACATAGTGCGTGGTCACTAATTAACGGTGATAATTACCTTGAAATTGGGCGTATTTTCTTAGGTAGAACCGTTGAGCCGCGCATCAATCCAGAATATGGCGATATTTCACAAGGTTATGTTGATTTAACTGAAATTCAACGCTCGATTGATAACACGAAATACTTTTACGTTAAGCCTAAAATGAGAACGCTGTCGTGTGTGTTCAAGTCATTATCGCAATCCGAAGCGTTTAGTGGTTTTTACGATGCACAGCGCGAGGTCGGATTATCGGGCGAATTGCTTTATACTTACTCAAAGCCTGAATATATCGGTGACATTAACATGACGGTAGATAAGAACTTTTACGCACGCACGTTTTTATGTAACTTTTCAGAATTAAGCCCAGTCGACAATCCATTTGTCGGTCGGTTTCAAACAGCTCTCAAATTAGAGGAAATAGTTTAAATGGCAAGTGTAACTTTTGACACGGTTGTAGGTGGTGACGGTTCAACTGTCACAGACGATGACGACCCAAGTACGGGCTTAGGTAATGGTGGTGCATTATTAAGACTGGTTCCCGCATTTGCTCAAGTTGTAACAGTTGCCGAAACTGTCGTGACTGCTGCAGCATCGTCATTAGGAGGTGCAACAACTAATTCAACCAGCACAACATCTTTGTTAATTGGCACTGGTAGTAAATCAATCGCGCTAGTTGAAAGCGGCAAGGCTTACACAGTTGGGCAGTATGTCATGGTTGCATCAACTGCAAGTCCATCTAATTACATGGTCGGACAAGTAACTGCATTTAGTGGCACATCATTAACCGTTAATGTTACGTCAACTGGCGGCAGTGGAACAATTGCCGCATGGTCAATTAGCGTTACGGGTGTTACGACAACGGACGCATCACAAATATCAACTGGAACGCTTAATGATGCTCGATTGCCAATTGCATTAAGCACTAAAACTATCACTGGCTTAAAACTAACAAAAACTGCACCCGCTATTTCAACAGGTGTCGTGACGTTAGACTTGGCTACAGCTAATGTTTTTGCTGTATCACTGAATGCTAACATTACGTCATTCACTGTAACTAACATTCCTGCCAGTGGTACTTATGCTGAGTTTGCTATTGAGCTTACTGCTGATGGCACTGCTAGAACTGTGACTTGGGTTTTCAATGGGGTTGCTGTTAGATGGACTGCCCCTACTTTGACGAGTACGAATGGCAAAAAAGACACGTTTGTGTTTTATACGCATTCAGGTGGTACTGAGTGGATGGGGTTTAAAGCAGGGCAGAATTTATGAGTATGTTAAAGGCTTGTGGCAGTGAGGAGAAGCTATACTCGGATGACGTATTCAGTTCGTGGGTTTATACGGGCAATGGTTCTACACAGACTATCACTAATGGGATTGATTTAGCTGGTAAGGGTGGGTTGGTTTGGTTAAAGTGTAGAAATAACGCTGGGTTTAATAATGAGTTATGTGATACCGAGCGCGGAGTTACTAATTGGTTATATTCAAACGCGACCAATGCTCAAGGTGGTTCATCCGATGTAACAAGTGTATCGAGCACAGGGGTTTCGCTGGCGCATAATACAGGAAATGGTAATCAATCAGGAAATACCTACGTCTCTTGGACATTCAGAAAAGCCCCAAAATTCTTCGATGTTGTGACTTGGACAAACACATCTTCAACTTCTGTTACAGTAAATCATAACTTAGGCATTGTACCTGGGATGATTATTGTTAAAAGGACAAATGTTGCAGATTCGTGGATGGTTCGACACCGCAGTCTACCTACCTCAGATAGTATGCTTGTTTTAAACTCAACTGCTGCTAATTCAACTGGGTGGACGGGATACTCTGCGACTGATAACACCATAACGTATGATACCTATGGAAATATCGGTGATTCTTACGTTGCCTACCTTTTCGCGCATGATACAAGTACGGATGGGATTATTCAGTGTGGTAGCTATACTGGTAGTTCTAGCGTTCCTGTTTCTGTTAATCTTGGATGGGAGCCTCAGTTTTTAATGGTTAAGCAAGCGTCTGGTTCTGATTTGACCTCTTGGCAAATGGTTGATACTTCACGAGGGTTAACTGGAGGGAACGCCAGCACACCTGAAAATGTACTAAAGGCAGATTCTAGCGCGGCTGAAAACAGCGGTAGCTGGCACATAGCAAAAATAAACGCAACAGGGTTTCAAATAAACAACACAAACTACGAGTCAAATGCTGTTGGGAATACCTACATCTACATGGCTATCAGACGTTCAAACAAACCACCTACAACGGGTACACAGGTTTATAATGCGATTGCTAGAACTGGTACAGGCGCAGCAGCTACGGTTACTGGGGTTGGGTTTGCACCTGATTTATTTGTGTCAGGCACACGAACAGGTGGGGCGGGGGAGCAAGGGGGGTTTGGTGATAAGCTGCGCGGTACTGGCAGGGTTGTACGCGCATTTACCACCGCAGCGGAACGTAATGACGGAGCAGTTGATGTTACAGCTTACAATATGGATGGTATATCGGTAGGGGCTGACTCGGCTGTAGGATGGATGAACTACTCGCCTGGAACATACGTCTGGTATTTTTTCAAAAGAGCAGTTGGCGTATTTGACATCGTTTGTTATACAGGGACAGGTTCAGCTAGAACAGTTGCACATGGTTTAGGTGTTGCGCCTGAATTGATGATTGTTAAAAGTAGGAGTGACGCATTTAACTGGGTTGTATGCTTTAATTTTTCTACATCAACATTCGACAAGG